CGGCCACTCCATAAAAATCATAGTCGTAAGCCGTTATTTGTTTATTATCGTATGTTTCAGCAGTTAATTCAAGAGCATCATAGTTTTTAGCTGTGATTCCATTTTGATGTAATCCTGCAAGTTGATTTGCCATTTCTTGACATGTGACAAGCTCGCCTGTAATTGGTGAAATAATTCGTTTCAAGTAGGAATACAGTAAATCTTTTGCATAAAAATCCCATTCCAGCGCTGTATAATACTTGTTATCAAATTCTTCACAAGTATAATCCAACGAAGAATATTCACTACAAGTCAATCCGTAGATTCTCGCCGCTTCATAGATATCCTGAATTGCAATGTTTACAGATGTCCAATATCCTTTCAACGGATTATAAACGTAAACACCGTTTGTGGATATATCATTTATTTTTTCATTTAGGATTTTTATTTGTTCATCCGTATAGGCTTTGGATTGCGATAGATAGTTTTCCAGAATAGTATTAACAAGTTCAACAGTGTTTGTTAGTTCCGTCATTATATATGCATTTTGGTCTACGAGTTTTGCATCTACATTGTTTTCAACTGTTTTTATTTCTGTAATCAATGGATTTACAATCGTATCAACATAGTCTTTAACCCAATCCATAGTAACAGGCGTATAACTATTCAAAGTAGATATAACTTCATTTACAGCGGCTTGCAGTTTACAGATTGCTTCATAATAGGAAAGTGCATCAGCATATGCGGAGGGCAGCGCGGGAGTGCAACACCGAACCACATTTAGAAAATCCATATTGTTTTCACCTCCTTTAATACAGCTTCATAAAGCAGTTTTGTATTTCCGGGTTGTTTATAATCTCCATGTCAATATTTAAGAATGTTTCCCGGTAGTCTTTCAACAGTTCACTTAAATTATGGTACATGTTTCCGCGTACTTTCTTTTCAAAATTCCGGTCACGCTTCTGTAAATTGTTTGCCGTGGAAGATGCAGAAGAATCGTTCAAAGTTGCAGACGTTAAATATTTTCCATCTGCAATAGCTCCATTATCAAGTAAGCCTTGAGGGGTATCGCTGTAGAGACTTTTTCCGTCTGCCGTGTCAGTGCGGGTGCCGTCACTTTCAACGTTTTCCAATTCCATATTTGTTTCGGTATAATTGTAAGCGTTTAGAGGGTCAAAGTCAAGCTGTGCACTCTTGTAAAGTTGGTTGTAATATGGCATTATTTCGTTCATGGTACGGTTAAGATAAAGTTTAAAAAGTCCCGCCGTTTCCGCTCCAATTTCTCTCATCCAGTAATGCGTTATAATTTTATTGTTAAGCGTGTTTCGGTAACTTTCATCAAAAATAGGATAATCTTTCAGCCCTATGTCATATCCATTTTCAATAAGCTGTCTTAATTCAACGGTGTAACTACTCATTTTCAATTTCACCGTCCATTTCCGGTACAATTGGAATTTCAGAATTAAATTCTACACTCATGTTAGTGCCAAACATTTCATTTATTTTTTCGCACGCCTGTTTTCGTTCATAAAGATAAGATTCACGTATCATTTCAAGTGAACCAAACGGGGCGGCGGCTTCATTTGCAACAAGCCTTTCCCGTTTGTCTGTAAAAGCTGAAACGACACCAAGGCTTGTAAGCGCTTCATTATAAATTTCTGTTTTTACACTCAACAAATCACGGGCGATAAACGGAATGTCCAAGTTAATTGGCTTTATGCTGTCAAGGTTCAAGGATTTATCACCGTAAATAAACGGTTGACCTCCATCCAACTTCATAATCAAGTTTTTAAGTGATAATCTTTCTTTTTCGTTGCACGCAATGAAAGCTGAAAACTTTTGTAAATTTGCATTCGTCTCTGCATTTCGCTGAACTTCATATAGCTTGCGTGCATACTCATTTATAATATAAGCGTCCCCTGTTCTTGCCATGTTATTAAAAATTAGCACGCTATTTGTTTCATTCAACATTCTAAAAGGCATACCGTTTGCGGCAATTGCGCTTCGTTCAGATGGTACTCCGTACCAGTTGAGCGGGCCGGTGTATGCAACACCAAGTCCGAAGAACTGGTCTAAACTATCTTCATAAAAAACAAGTGCTGAACCCTGTGTAATGAGCATTAGTTCGAGATAACGAATGTCAATCCCTTTTGGCACATTTTCCCATTTAAACCGAGCCAGTGCAATATTTAGCAATCGAATTGTGTATTCGTTGTATGTCACATTGTTAAGTGCTAAAGAATCAAAAAACTGATAATCTCTACCGCCTATTCCTTTTCTTGCCATTATCACACCCCCTAAATAATAGAATTATCAAGAGCATAATTCTTAATATCGTTTGTGTGCCAAAATGTAACGCCCGTTTCAAACGCTTGTTTGATTCTATTGTGAGCAACTACGGGCACACTATCTATTAAATTACATTCAGTGCATTTAACGAAATTCCATGAACGGCGGCCATACAAGTTAGGAACTTTTGATTGAAGTGTCTTATACCCGTACATTGTAAAATAATCGTCAATGCGTTTTGCATATTCATAACGAACGCATTTTGGAAACATGTAAAAATACCATTGTCCGTTTGCAAAGAAAGAATTTGAAGAAGCGGTATTTCCTCGCGCACTATCAGGTATTATTTTGTGTTCTTCAATTGTGACAAGGGTATTTGCTATTTTAGTTGCCGCGCCAACAACACTTTCAGCCGCCCCCGAAAAATCCCCGGTAAAAACTCCAACACCCGCCCCAATAGAGCCGCCAACAATTGTTGTTAAAGCGTTTAAGTTCATCCCCATTTGGTTTTGAGCATACCAGTTTTTAAAGGTGTCGTTTATCCACGAACAAACAGGGAAAGCGGGCATTGTCAACGATTCATCAAGTGAGATGTTAAGTCCCTTGTAATTGAGAGGTGTACATACGATAGGAGCTGAACCGCCAAGCGAGCTGAATAATACAAAAGGCCCATTCGGTTCTTGTGCTTCAAAATCAAAAAACTCGTAACGGTATTCTTTGCCGCTTGCGCCAGAACCGTACAATTCCAAGGCTCTATATGGGTATGTGTATAATTTATTATTTTTCGGCGTATAACCATCAAGCGGCGCGAAAACGTTTAAAAGTTTGTTCCCGTAAATTCTTTCAGAGCCCATGCCAGACACCCAACCATAAGACGGAGACGCGGGGAAAATGTTAAGGAGTTCAAGAGGGTACATGAACATGGATACAATGGCATCACCCTTGCCGCTTTTTGCGTATTCATCAACCATTGTAATTGCCTTGTCAACCCGTTCTTTTTTCGCGTAGTAATAAGATAGCCCTGTAAAAGTGTTATCAAGGAGACTGGAAGTAGGTGTGCCGTCCAACCGTTCCGATACAGCTATGATTATCCCCGGTGTAAAATCATAAACAGTGCCATAACCGCTTGTAATATTTTGGTTATAAACATATTCCCCCGTTTCCAGATTTTCGGGTACAAGATTATTTCCAAATGTGTCATCGTTTGTATGCTCACGCTCAACGAAAGAAATTTTCAGCGTGTTATCTGCAAACCATGTTTGGAAAACATCCTGTTCAAAATACACGTCACTTTTATTTTCGTTCTGAAAACGAATATCCGTGATAAAGTTAAAATACCACCGATTATTATTTCGGTAATACATGTAATTACAGTTTGCAATCGTTTCATAATTTGCAGGAAACGAAACAAATTTATCGTCACGCTGATAAGTTGCGCCGTCAAGTGTCGCAACAATTTTTGTGGAAAGAAAAGAAAGACGTTCTTCCATATTCTGGAACAATCTAACGTGCGCATAATCGTTTCCCCATGGAACACCCGCGCACAGATAAATTGTTGTATTGGGATTTATTGCCATTTTCCTCTCCTTTATATTTGCCGGGCGGGTAACACCGCCCGGCTATAACCATTATGCGTTTACTGTAATTGTGGCTGTTCCATTCTTTTCTGTATCATAAATAGAGGTTGCAGTTACCGTTACAGGCCCGGTTTCTGCACTCCCGATGGTGAGCACACCATCACGGGTGATTGTAGTTGCACTATCAGAATTTCCGGAAATGCTCCACGTCACACCCTGCGGATAAAGTCCAGTCCCTTTTACGGAAGCATTCATCTGAACGGTAGTGCCCTTATTTACAGTAGTGGTATCGGGCGAAACGGTAACACCTGTAATTGTTGGGGCAGTAGTAACAAATGCAACCGCGTTAGCAAACGGACACACGGCCATGATTCTCCAGTAGTGCGCCCAATATTGCCAGTACAGGCCTTGCCCGTTCATATCGCGCGTGAACTTCTGCAAAGCATCCCATACCGCATAGAAATCTTCATCAATCAAAATCGCGTGCGTATCCTGAATGGGGATTTCATCCACAACGATAACACGGTACTGAACTTTCGCGGGTTCAAGATTAAACAAAGTGCTGTAACCGAGTACGGCCAAATATGCATCGGTATCTGCATCAATGATAAGAACCTGTTTTTCTTTCGGTGTTGCAGTAAGGACACCAAGGCTATTGTAATCCGAGCGCATAAAAGCCATCTTGTTAGAAACAGCTTTCATTTTCGCAAGCGCCATGTGCGCGGAAGTGTTATCCGTTACTTCGTCAATTACTTCAACAGCGAACTTGCCCGCCGTCCCGTACTGAGCAAGCAGATTTTTCATCGTGATAAATTCATCCAGTTCCGCGCCCGTGTACATAGCATTAAATACAGAACTGATAAAATCACTAAGTCCCTGCCACGACATAAAGGCCTGACGCAACATGTCATCGGAAATAGTTTGCTTATAAAATACCTGATAATTCAGCTTTGCAAAGGCGGTGTTGACATCGGGAATCTCCCGTTTCATCCACTCTTCTTCGGCCTGCGCCGGGTCAAACTGGTGTGCCTTGGCTAGGTTGGTATAAACCAGCTCCACCGTATCGCCGTACTCAAGAATACCTTTTTTCAGAACACGCATTGGATTTGTGAACAAACGATACGTAATCCATACGCGGCCAATAAGATTTACAAGGGTATCTACAAAAGCGTTTTGCGTGGGCTGATAATCCAGCACCGCCGTGCCAAATTCCCGAATATTATCTTGCGTCACCTGCGGGAGCCGATTTTCAAAGCTGGGGTTTTCCGCAACCATCTGTGCGCGAAGCGCTGTTAAAATCTGCGGCGCATTATTGGTTACATTTGTCAAAACTTTTGCACTTTTCATTTTTCAATTACCTCCTCGTTAAAAATGGATTTGATTTTTTCCGTTTCGTCCTCGATGTTGTCGAAATCATCGTCTTTCAAATCTTCAACATGCTTCTTAACAGCATCACGACCAGTCAAAACGCGGGTAACATAATCGCGCTTAAAATCCCTAAACGCATTGGAAATTCCGTCCATTTTATCGGACATTTCTTTCCAGTATCGTTCCATTCCCTCTTGCTCATCTTCGCTATCATGTAGTCTGCGCAAATCTTCTCGCATATCGTCCGTAAAACCATCTTCACTATTATACAATTTGTCAATAAATTCACGCGCTTCGCTAAGTTTCATTTTTAGTTTTCTCCTTTCACTTTCAAGTTTGAAATAGCGTTTTTCAATTCAATGTACGCTTTCGTATTATCCGCAAGAGCATTTGTAAAATTTTCTTCACTTTCCGCATGCGCGTTCATCTGTTTAACGTTCAGCCAAACCAGAACGCCACACATTACAATCGGAAAGCCAAGGGTACTAACGATTTGAGCGGCCGCATTATAGTCCATTTTCTCACAACCTTTTGTCTACAAAATTATTTGCTAACAACTGAAACTCTGTAACAGTTTTATGTGAATATAAAATATTACAGCATTTTCTTACTCCTAAAAATACCCCGTACATGATTCCTGCCTCTTTGGCGCTTGCTTTTTGATAGTTGTAATAGCTTTCAATGTAAAGCGCTTTCAATTTTTCACACATTGGGGAGCTCACTCAAATCTTTATTAAAGATTTTAAGAACTGCTACATCGGTAATATCCTGCCAGTAATTCCAGCTTCCGAACTCCTGCACTTTGTTAAGGTCGTCAGGTTTTACGCGGAACTTTCTCTTATTGCCAAAGTATACATAATTTTCGGGGTCATTACTTGCAGGGCTATTGATGGTGTGTCCATTTTCGGCAAAAACAACAATCAGCATATTTGCTGTAAATTCGGTCGGCATTGGTGGCTCACCCCCTCCATACTCTACCTCATAACGCCCAACGATATTTGGGAAACCATCTTCCGGCGTTACAAGATTATTTGTAATCCCGCGCCCAACGTGCCATTCTTCATGGCAATGTGGACCGGTTGTATTACCGGTCATTCCGAAATTTCCAATGGGAGTTCCGGCTGAAACAGAATCCCCAACTTTCACAAGACGTTCCGCGTGGTGCGCAGTCAAAACAGTGCGGTTAAGAGCTGGATAGTAAATCGCAATGAAATTTCCCCACGACCAGTTTCCCCCTGTGCCGTATTCGCTACGCAAGACTTCGCCGTCACCAATTGCCCTCACCATCGTATCACCCATTACCCCGGAAGCGTCCCGCGTATTCCAGTCTTTTCCCCGGTGCGAACCTCCAAAAACCTGCGTAACATTTACAAGTGGGTTTGCCGTAATCCAAGTTGTGTAAGCCATTGTTTTCTCCTTTTAAATAATTATTTTCAACATGCTTTTAATTTCATGCTGAATTTTTTCATTTTCATATGCTAGTGTGCCAGTTTCCAATGCTTCTTTTATTCTTCTAAAAAACGGATGCCGTTCATACTGCTTTACATATTGAATTGACTTGTTGATACTTTCTTTATCTGGTGTAAAAACCATAGTATTATAAGGGTCGTAATCGTATGATATAATTGTCATCCCTGTGTCGTAATCAAACCACACGCCGTATTTTTTGTCCCTCCATACGAGGGTGAAATAAAACCGCGTGTTTTTCCCTTTTTTCATTATCTGTGCTTCATCATCCAAATAGAATTTATTATCTACAGAATATTCTGCATATCCAAGAGCGCGAGACATTTGTCCGAACCTTGTATTTTCTTTTGCTCTTTTAAATTCCGCACTTGTCGGAACTACTTGTAAAAGTATGTTATCTCTTACAACTGCATTTTTATTTTTCGGAAGTGATAAATCCCATTGTATAAAATATGGGTTAGCCATTGAAATTGCGTTTCCAAGCATAAATAAAATTACATCGTCTCTCATTCGAGCTATCGTGTCATACAAATCGAATAAAAGAAAAGGTTCATTGCGCAAATAAGATGAATGCGGCTTGTCAATTATAAACTCCTCAAAAATCAGATTTGAAATGTCAGGAAAAGCACTTGATTTATAATCGCTTGCTTTTGTCAACGCGAAAGTGTATCCGGCTAATTCTTCATTAATGTACCATTGGCCCCCGTCATACTCTATTTTCGTATCCGGAAAAACTTGATTTTTAATAATGTCGTTGAAATATTTGTCAGCGGTTTTTAATAGCTCATCTTTATACCTACGAATGTACCCGAATTGTTTACCCTTTTTCAGAAAGTCCCGTACTGCTTTGATTTTCCATTGGTAGGATTTACCAATTCCGCGTCCACCAAGCACAATGTTAAAAAGTGCGTTATAGGATAACGTATTATTTATATCATAATACATAAAATCACCTCAACAGGATTCACAGGCAGAAATAATATAGCTTGCAAGGCCCGATGTTACAGACGGTCGGTTTCACCCGTTGCGCTCCGCTGTAAATACTATTTACATTTCCTGTAAATCCTATTATAACAATACCTGTAATTTACAAATTATACCATAGATTTTTGTTGTTCAAATATGGATAATTGATTCAAATAGCTTTTGATAAAGTTTCTTTAACGCCCTATCAAATTCACCCCCTTATATTAAACTCTTTATCGACCAAAACAATTCCTCCATCAACATGAATGGGCATAAGTTTCCCGGTATACGTTGCGCACGGATGAAAGTTTTCCCATGTTACCTGCTCCTTTCCCTTGTCTGGCAAGCCCGCGCAAGTAACATGTAATTTACCATCTATTTCTTCAATGTATGTTTTCGGCCTTAAAAATCGTGCTCTTGTAAAATGGCTTTCGTGTGCCCACGCACCGAGTTTATAATCATCTATCTCGATGAACTTTTTAATATCTTCTACGGGTAAAGTTGTATGAATACTATCCGTATCACTGTAAATATACATATCTTTGCCATATTTTTCTATACTGTATTCTTTTATTTTCTGACTGGTTTCAATTGTATATCTTCTTGCATAAGCTGTAATAAATGCACCAACGGGAAGATACAAGGCTTCTCTTGTCTCCGGTGGAGAAGTCCTGTATTTAACTATTCCTTTGTCAAGATACGGATGTTTTTTAGCACAAATAGGGTCAAGCGCGAATTTTCCATACAATGAATTTAGCATGATTTTCGACCAATTTCGCATAGTGGGATTATGCTCTTTACCGGCCTTTATTTTCTCCTGCATCCATTTATCAATATACTTTTTAAACAAATCTTTTGATGCTCTGAATTTCCAGCCACGAATATATTCTAAGTTGTAAACATTGTAATGTTTTAAAAATAACTCAAAATCTACATTTGTTAAACAAAGCGGAACAATATCTCCATTACTCGATGTTACATATTCTGTTTGCACAAATCTACTATTCCCTTTTAATTGAATTGTCGGTAAATAGCCCTCTTTTAACTCAAATTCACATTTAAACAACTGAATGTATATAGGTCGTTCTACATCTTCAACATATTCACCGTCATAAAATTTGGGTTCACCCCACGGCAAATCACAGTAATACATGCGGGACGGATACAGGCTATTTACATCAAATACATTACCCTCGCCCACATCTTTATCCGCGTATATCGGGTTCAAATAAGTAAAGCCGCCTTTATAAGCTTTGCGAATATCTTTATCGTAATTCGGCTCAGGGAACAATGTTCTAAACCTCCTTTTCCCTATGATGTTTTTAAAATCATCCAAAGCGCAACTTCCTTGCGTTAGTTTTTCAAACCCCATTTTAAAAATACGGTCAAGCGCAAGTGACATTATCTGAACATCATGTTTCAAATATTCAGTTTCTTCTTTCGTTAAAATGTGGTTTGTTCCACGTGGAACATTATAATCAATTTCAAGTTTCTGAATATCTAAATGGAATGCCTTTGCTATTTCATCAACTGAATAATTCAACAGTTTCATACTGTCACGCAATTCTAAGCTGTTCCCATTTTCAAACCGTATCTTTATTTTATAAAACTGGCCCATATCGGATATAAGTGCATTGAATTGCTTATTGTACAATTTTTTACTTTCAACATATTCATAATCATGCTTTAATAGATAACTGATACAAAATTCACCATCGAATTTGAGATTGTGAAAATAAAGGATTAAATTTCCGCTTTCTTCACATGTTCTGAAAAAACTTTCTATGCTATTTCCAATTACAATATTATCAATAACACCGATTTCACATACAGCCCAAGCCCAAACCCTACAATCGTTTTTATCTGTTGTGGTTTCAAAGTCTGCGGTAAACATTACAAGTTTAAAGCTACTAAAGCATTTTCAATTTTATTTATCATAGCATTTATAGCTTCTTCACCATATGAATATTCAATTTCCAAGTATGAGCCGTAAAAGGGGTCTTGGCTTGCGAAATAAAAAGCTGTACCGTTTATTTTACTAATTCTATCGACTAATCTATCTCCTGCCGCGCCGAAATTATTTTGAATCGCTTTAATATAGTTCCGTTTGTATTTTTCATCTAAGAAAGTTAAATAGCCGCTACGTCCACGATTTTGTGCAGTCTCCAATCTCTTTTTAACTTCCATCAGCGTTCTGCCTGTACCTTTTGTAATGGGCCTTAAACTTTCTTGTTCAATCGTATAGAATGAACCCCTGCGCTGTGCTTCCAGAATTTCAAACCTTTTCGCGGTTTGCTTATTCGCTTTTGTTATTGCACGCTCAACTTGTTCGCGAACAAATAGCGGAACTTCTAAACTGCTACCCGCTTTGTACTTTACCATTTTCTGCTTTTCGGGCTTTGCCAATTCCTGTAAACGATTCAATTCACGTGCTATTTCTGCATCTGTTCTACCGCGCATTACTTCCGTGCGGGTCAACGTATCGAGAATTTTAAACGCTTCATTTTTCGATTGTAGTTGTAGCAAACGTCTATTATAAGCACGAATTTCTTTGTCGATATCCCTTGTTCTTAAGTTCCCAGCGGTGTATTTCAATCTTTAACACCTACTTTCTAAATAGTGCGCCCCGGTTACCCGGGGCGCTGTTTCTCTCTTACTCAAAATCCAAAACCATAATTTTCGGGCGGACGCTTTCACCAATTTTCGAGCATGTAATAAAACCGGACTTTACATTGATTTTATTCATGCCATCATCAAAGTCAGTCAAATCAACATCTTTTCGAAAAAAGACTGAATAGAACATTCTGTCACCATCGCTGTTTTTCACGGAAGTAGAAGCGTAAAGTTTCCCATTACTACCGGTTTTTACCCAAAAAGTCAGCTCGCCTTTAACATCGAAAATTGTTTCTACGCGTTCTTTTGTTTCTGCTTTCTTTTTATAAGCCATTTTAATTACTCCCATTCTAAATTTATTCGGTTACAAGGGTACCATGTTCTTTTACAATTTCTGCGCTAATTTCATATATGTTATAAACTTTCTCTTTATTTGCAATGCCGATAAACTTTTCTCCCTTAGCTTTCATTTTAAATATCTCCTTTTAATTTTGTGGTTATATTATAAACGGCATTTAATAAAACGTCAACCCTCCTTTTAAACTTTTCTGCCGTTTCTGACTTCAAACATATCACTACTCATAATACGTTTTATAGGGACAATTTTCGCATTTATCAACTATATCTTCTGTTTCTTTTACCTCTTTTATGGTATCAGAAATTTCATATAAAGCGTCCCTTATTTGCGCAAGTGCGTTTGTCAGACCTATATCTATCATTTTAAATCCCTCCAATTAAAACCCGATTTAATTATAGCCACTAACCCCACTAAAGAACATATTATTAATCCTGTTCCGATTGTTCTAAGTGCGTTCACAAAATCTATGTACATTATTAATCCTCACAGTTTTTATAAGCATCCTTTAAAATTCCATCTTCACAGTAAACCAACCTGTACTCCCCATCGTTCATATGCACAAATCCATATTCAACATCAGATAACATGTTTACACCGTCTACCATTTGTAAAGCGCTGTCAAAATCTATTCTTGCAGTTTCGTTTAAAAGCGCAATGTGTTCTTTTTTAAGTTTCATTGTAATGCCTCCACATCATATTTTGAAAGGATTTTGTTTTCTCCCTTTCACTGTCTATATTATAACATGGATTGTTTTGTTTTGTATTTGCATTATCGTCTCTTTCTGTTTGTACTATTGTGCATTTTTGTAAGACGCACCGGCCGTGACGCGCCGCGGGACTG